ATGTTTGCTGGCTCGATATCGAAAAATGGGACGAGTGCGACGATGTTATCGACATCGCAACGATCGACCCGATGCTTCCGTGTTACGCCGGTATGGACCTTGCATCGACCGGCGATACCGCCAGCTTTGTAAAGCTGTGGGTGTTGCCCGACGGGCGGATCCTTATCGACGCTAAGATATACTGCCCTGCAGAAAACGCCTACAAACGCCAGCACGAAGCGAACGTACCGTACCTGACCTGGGCAGAGCAGGGCTGGATGACGCTAACCGATGGCAACGTTATCGACTACGGCGTTATCAAAGAGGATCTATGTCGCGACTGGCAGCGATACAATATGGTAGAGCTTGCCTTTGACCGATGGAACTTTGAGGCCCTTCGCCAGCAGTTTATGGCAGAGGGTATCGACGCCGACAAGATGGTCGCCTTCGGCCAGGGCTATGTTTCGCTAAGCGCACCGACAAAGGACGTTGAAAAACAGGTGCTTGCAAAGAACCTGGTCCATAACAACAACCCTGCCCTTCGGTGGATGGCAAAGAATGTCGCCGTGGATATGGACTCGGCGGCTAATATTAAGCCGTGCAAGAAAAAATCATTTGAAAAGATCGACGGCATAGTCGGGATCATCATGGCCCGCGGGCGGCAGATGGAAAGGCCCCCGGATGAGCCATCAGTTTATGAAAGACGCGGAATACTTGAGATATGAAAATATTTAGTAAGGTACTTTCAAAACTTGGCGGTTTTTTATCGACCCGCATCGGGGCAATTAACGGCAGATGGTTCCCTTCGCCGTTGTTTGGCCAGTCGAGGGTATCGGTTGCCGGCGTTTCGGTAACGACAGAGACGGCCCTGCGGCTAACGGCGGTTTTTGCGTGTACGAAGATCCTATCGGAAACGGTCGGGTCGCTTCCCCTTATTTTGTATCGCAGGAAACCAAACGGCGATAAGGAAAGGGTAACCGACCACTGGCTGCATCGACTGATAAGGGTTGCTCCAAACGACGAGCAGACGCCAAAAGAGTTTTTCGAGATGATGCAACACCACCTATCCCTTGCGGGTAACGCCTACGCCGAGATAATCTGGAACAACCAAAGCCAGGTCGAGCAGCTAAAGCCGCTAAAGCCATCGAGGGTAATGGTCCAGCGGCTAACTAACGGTGCCATCAGGTATACAGTGACCGACCCGCACAGTAATAAACAGCGGGTGATACCAGAGGATAGCATTTTCCATCTGCGTTCGATGTCAAGCGACGGCCTTATGGGTCTATCGCCGATACAGTCGGCGATGGAGAGTCTTGGAATATCGATCGCGACGGAAAAATTTGGTGCCGCCTTTTACGGAAACGGCGGAACCGTCGGCAACGTCCTGGAGCATCCCGATAAACTTAGCCCCGAGGCCCACGGCCGGCTTTTAACTTCGATGAACGAAAAACACGGCGGTCCGGCCCAGGCTCATAAGACGATGATACTTGAGGAAGGGCTAAAGCTTAGCCACGAAGGGGTAACGCCGGACGAGGCTCAGTTTCTGAAAACGCGAAAGTTCGGGGTAAACGAGATCGCAAGGCTCTACCGGGTCCCGCCGCACATGCTCGGCGACCTTGAGCGGGCATCGTTTAATAACATGGAGCAAATGGCCCTTGAGTTCGTGATGTACACGATGATGCCGTGGTTTACCGCATGGGAGCAAAAGATAAGACGGGATCTACTGCTCGATGACCAGGAGTTGTTTGTTGAGTTCCTTGCCGATGGCGTCCTTCGCGGCGACTTTAAGACCCGCACCAACGGATACGCAAAGGCGATCCAGTGGGGATACATGTCGCGAAACGAGGTCAGGCGAAAAGAGAACCTGCCGGTCGAAGATGACGATCTCGATAAACCTCTGATTCCATTAAACATGCGAACCACCGACGAGCCGCCGGAACAACCTGCAGGCAGCAGGGGGATGGACACCGACACCGGAACAAGCGATGCAAACGGAGCGTTTATCGACGACATCGCAAAGCGAATAACCGCATCGGAAAACGCAGCACTAAAGCGTCACGGCGGGCAGAGAGGGGACTGGGTAGAAAAATATAAAACCCGCCACGCCGATCACATCGCAAAGATGCTTGCCCCGGTCCTTGAGGCAAGGGAGATAGAGACAGAGGCCCGCGACATTGTAGCGACCGCTATATCAGATGAGATCGTCGCAGACTTATGGCGATCAGATGACGATTGCGGGGAAGTTTTGCCATGTGGAAGGTTTAGACCTAATGAAATAAAAGCAATAATCAATAGAAAAACGGAGGCGCCATGCGTTACAAACAAATAATCCAGGCGATATGTTCGACTCACTGGGCGATACTACCCGAAAAGATGGAGCTTATCCTGTCGGTTATCCAGAGGGCCGAGTTTGGGGGGGAGTCCTCGGATACCGGCTTTGACGCTAAGGTCGCCACGACCGCAAAGAACGTATCCGGTTCGGTCGCGGTCCTGCCACTGATGGGCACGGTATGTAATCGCATCGGGTCGATGGACGAGGCCAGCGGCGGGGTAAGTACCGAGCGGTTCGGCCAGATGTTCGACGAGGCGATGGCAAACGATAAGATCGGCGCCATTGTAATAGATGTAAATTCGCCCGGCGGAAGCGTCTTTGGCGTAACCGAGCTTTCGCAAAAGATATTCGACGCCCGCGGGCAAAAACCCGTGGTAGCCGTAGCCAACTCGCTAATGGCGTCGGCTGCGTTTTGGATCGGGTCCGCCGCAGATGAGATCGTAGCGACCCCGTCGGCGGAGGTCGGCAGCGTTGGCGTTATCGCCGTCCATATCGACCAGGAAAAGGCTCTCGAAAATAACGGGCTAAAGGCAACAGTCGTTAAGTCCAGCAAATTTAAGGGAGAGGCCAACTCCTTTGAGTCGCTAAGCGATGAGGCCCACGCCCAACTGCAATCGCAGGTAGATAAGATCGACGACATGTTCGTCGCCGACCTTGCCCGCAATCGCGGGGTAACGGCAGCGGAGGTCCGAGGCGGCTTTGGCCAGGGCAGAACGATGTTGGCAACAGAGGCAATGGCCGCCGGGTTAGTTGACCGGATAGCTACAATGGAGCAGGTGATCGCAAGATTGCAGGGCAGCTCCGACGCAAACTCCAGATCCAGAAGGCGAAGGCACGCAACTCATTTGCAACTTACAAAACCATAATGGAGTTATTCATTTTTTACCTTTCTTTGGTTCTGCGGGTTACTGCCCGCAGGGCCATTTTTAATGATCTTTGACCGATCGCAGCGGCGACGGCAAACGATAATCGCATAAACTAAATTGACACAAAACTTTTGGAGGTCAGTAAAATGGCTAAATTCAGAAAACAGATCGCGGCCCTGGAAAAGCTCAGGGATGAGAAACATTCCGCGGCAACAAAACTCTTTGAGTCGGCAGAGGCAGAGGACCGATCGATGACCGCTGAGGAGCAAGACAATTTCGACGATCTTATGAGCGGCTTTTCAGCTGCAAAGAGCAGGATCGAAACAGCAAAGAGCCTTGAGATTGAGGCTACAAAAGCCACTCCTGTTATCGACATCAATATCGATACCGATACCGAGGCAAACGACCGCGGGGCCCTTGAGGTGCCGGACAGGTCCATCGTCTTGCCAGCGGGTGCATACGCACTTGGCCGGCTTCGCTCGTTTGTTGATTCAAACGGAATGGAAGCCGAGCAAAGAGCCTTTCAGGCAGGCAAGTGGCTTATGGGCTGCGTAGGACATAAGCCGTCGCAGCAGTGGTGCCACGATCGCGGAGTTGTTATTCAGGCCGCCGCTCATCAGGAAACGGTAAACACTACCGGCGGATATCTTGTCCCCGAGCAGATCGATCGCGATATCATTCGCCTGGTCCTTGACTTTGGCAGGTTCCGCGAAAATGCCCGCGTCGTTCCAATGACGACCGACCAGGTATCTCGTCCCCGCAGGACCGGCGGCATCACCGCCACATGGGTATCAGAGGGCGACACCGGTACCGAGTCAAACGCAACATGGGACCGTGTAAGACTTATCGCAAAGAAACTTATGGCTCTTAGCAGGATAAGCTCTGAGCTAAACGAAGATGCGATAATCTCCGTTGCCGACTTTATCATCCGCGAGATGGCCCTTGCCTTTGCCACCGAGGAAGATGAGGCAGGCTTCACCGGAACAGGCGTTTCGACCAACGGCGGCATTGTTGGATGTACGCAGCGATTGCTGGACGTAAATGGCGTCGATAACGGTGGCGGTCTTATTCTTGCCGCCGGCAATACGATCGCCGAGGTTACACTGCAAAACCTGGTAGATGTTATTGCTACGCTTCCTGACTTTGCAGATACCGACGCCAAATGGTATGTAAACAAGTTCTTCTATTACAAAGCGATGATCGGTTTACTTGCAGCGGCAGGTGGAAACACTATCCCAACCCTTCAGGCCGGCCCAGCTGGGGCGACGTTCCTGGGCGATCAGGTGGTATTTACCAATACACTGCCTAAGACCGACAGCAACAGCCAGATCCTCGCCCTTTATGGCGACATGTTCCTGGCAGCCGACTTCGGCGATCGCCGGCAGCGAACGATCAGCTTTAGTAACGATGCTACCGTAAATTCGGTCAGTGTTTTCGAGGCCGATGAGATGGCCATTCGGGCAACCGAGCGGGTCGATATCAACGTCCACGATGTCGGCACCGCAACCGTAGCCGGTCCTATCGTTGGTTTGATCGCGGCTGCAAGCTAAGCGAGGCGTTAAAACAGGGACGAAAAACGTTGTTTTAACAGTTTCGAAATCTTCTTTTTAGGAGAGTTATCATGTCAGTACGAAGTGACGGTGCAGTAGTCCTGTTGCCATCAGCGTCGGCGGCCACAACGGCCACACAGACGGTGGTCTTTGATCGTGATCGGCACGACTACGCTAAAATATCGGTGATCGTTGGCACCCATGCCACCAACGGAGCGGCTATCGGCACGCTAAAAATTACCGAACACGACACATCCAGCTCGGTAACCGACCACGCCGACATTGTGGCCCTAACCGGCGGAACGGCGACCAGTACATCGGTCGGCTTCGTTATCCCAGGTGCCGCAGCACTGGGTCCCGGCGGAGTAATTGAGTTTAACATCGATCTTCGCAAGCGGAAAAAGATACTCGGTTTGCAGATCACGCCGGGCACGACCACGATGCAGATCGCGGTCGTCGGTCATCTTACCCGCTCGGCAGAGTCGGCGGATACCGCAGCCGAAAAGAGCGCGCAAACGCTGCACTCTTTGACAAGTGCAACAGCGGTTGGTTTGGTGGTAACAGCCTAATCGACCGACAGGTTTCGTCCCTGTTCGGTGTCCGTGGTGAAAGCTGCGGGCATCGGCAGGGACAGTTTTTAAGACGAAAAAACGGGACGAAAAAATGATAGTATGGATAGCATCTTATCCTCGCAGCGGTAACAGCCTTTGCAGGATGATAATCGAGCAGTGCCTAAAGCTGCAAACTTACTCGCCTTACGCAGAGCCGAAGATGATACCGATCTTCGGGCAAAAGGAAGTTGATTTTGCCGCCAAAGTCGTTGCCGACGGCGAAGGCGAATATCGCAGGATGAAAGCGTCGAAAGAAGTTTATCTGATAAAGACGCACAACATCCCGCGAGATGACGGCCCTGCGATATTTTTACACCGAGACGGGCGCGATGCTGTGGCTAGCTACGCAAGGTTTAAGAAGATGCGGCCCATCGACGCGATCTACGGCCAGCAAAGCGAGTTTCCGGACTGGTCAAGATTTTACAGGGCGTGGGATCCGGCCAACCGGCCAGATACGCTGGCGACCAAGTTTGATATTCTTAAGAATTGCCCCAATGCGGTTGCAACAGACATAGCCAGGTTTTTGGGAATTAAATGTTGTATAGGCAAATTTAAAAACCCAAAAGATCATGCAAACAAAACATGGGATCGATGCTTTAACCAGGCCCCCACTAAGTGGCGGGACCATTTTTCACAGGACGATACCACGGCGTTTTGGGCCCTTCACGGCGACGTCATGGATGAACTTGGATATTTACGGGACAGTAGCGAAAGGGACGAAATGAACGAAACAAACAGTATGGAATCTGTAGTGGTTCCAAAGGACAAGATCAAAGAGACGGCAGCGGCAAAGAGGGTGATAAAACTAAACCTCGGCTGCGGGGACAGGCCGCTCGATGGTTACGAAAACAGGGACATAAAAGGCGGGTTCAACGCGTTTCCGCTTATTGTTGACCAGGATGCGATTGTCGAGGAGATCAGGGCATCGCATATTTTAGAGCACTTCGGCCACCGGCAGATAATCGATGTGCTAAAGAACTGGTACGAAACGATTGCCCCTGGCGGATGGCTAAAGGTTGCGGTCCCGGATTTCGGCAAGATCGCCGGGATGTACTGCGATAAGAAAAAAGTAAACGCCCTGGGCTATATTATGGGCGGCCAAACCGACGACAACGACTATCATAAATGCCTGTTCGATAAAGAGACGCTCGAAAAGATGATGCAGTGCGTTGGTTTTAAGTTTGTCAAGGAATGGGACTCCGAGACCGACGACTGTGCATCGCTTGATATAAGCTTGAACCTGATGGGCAAAAAGCCGGAGTTTTCCGAAGGCCCCGCCGGCCAAGATGCCCCGCCGGCTGTCGTTAGAAACGGTGACATAGTCACCTGTAACGTCGATACCAGCAATACGGTAGCCTTGATGAGTATGCCGCGGCTGTGCTTTGCCGATAACATGTTTTGCGCACTTAGAGCGTTTACCGAGCTAAAGATCGACCTTCGACGCGGGTCCGGCGTATTTTGGAACCAGGTCCTTACCCAGATGATCGAAGAGCAGGTGGCTCTGGGCAAAAAGTATATAATTACGCTTGACTTCGATACCTGGTTTACCAAAGAGCATGTTATGATGCTGCTTTGGCTGATGGAGCAAAACCCGGACGCCGACGCCATCATTCCGGTCCAGATCGCAAGGGAGCGGCCCGAGATAATGGTCGGGCTCGACGACGAAAACGGCAAGGCCCGGACCGAGGTTATGTCAAACGAGTTTGAAGGGGCCTTGACCCCCGTCGTTCGCGGCCACTTTGGCCTGACGATCTTCCGGGCAAGTGCGTTTGAGGACCTGAAAAAACCGTGGCTGGACGCAAAACCCGACCCCGATGGCGGCTGGGGCGATCACCGCCAGGACGCCGATATTGCGTTTTGGAACAACTTCGCCGCCTGCGGCAAGAAAGCGTACCTGTCAAACGATGTATCGATAGGGCACCTGCAAATGGTATGCACCTGGCCCGGCGTTAGCAAAGATAACTGGAACCCGATCCATCAATATATGTTTGACCTGGAAACCAACGGCCCGCCGGACCATTGCAAGCCGGCAGTGGAGCGAACATGAAAGTAAAACTATTAAAACCCAGAGATATTTTCGCCGAAGGGGCGGTCCTGGACGTTGACCCGCCGATAGGCAACCTTCTGATCGAAAACGGGGCGGCCAAAGCGGTCCATCCAGCAAAAACCGTTAAGAAAGCGAAAAAGAAAAAGGCTTCCTAATGCCAGATATCCATCAAAACCTAACCCGCACGATCGACGCGGTGTTTGAGCCGATAACGGTAAAACAGGCCCGGCTCCACCTTCGGGTAACGCAAGGGACGGAAAAGGCTATCGACGCCGCGGGCGTTGCCACCAGCTTAAACGGCGGGGCAGAGACCGGGATCCCTGCGGCAACGCACGGGCTATCGACGTCCGGCGGAACCGCTGTCGTCGTATCGGGAACCGATAACTTTGATGGCAAGTATATTACGACCAGCAATACCACCGCCGACATTATCGCTATCCCGGTTGCTTTTACAGCAGAGACGTTTGCCGGCGACGAGCATGTCCATCACTCCGGAACCGAAGATGAGAAAATTTTCGACCTGATAAAGTCGGCAAGGATCTACGCCGAGCAGTGGCAAAACCGGGCCTACGTTTCACAAACTCAGGTTCTGCGAATGGATCGTTTTCCCCGCTCGGGCCTGGCGATAATTTTACCGCGATCTCCTGCGATAGCGGTCAGCTCGGTCCAGTACGTCGATTCAAACGGCGATACCCAAACGCTTTCAACCGATATTTACACGGTCGATATTTTCAGCGAGCCTGCACGGATAGTAGAGGCGTTTAACCAGATATGGCCGGTAACCCGCGATGTCCCGAACGCCGTCACCGTAACTTATACCTGCGGATATGGAACAACGCGGGCGGCGGTACCCAATAACGTAAAGGATGCGATGAAGCTTTTGATCGGCCACTGGTTCGAGAATCGCGAGGCGGTAACGATGTTAAATACCATCCCGCAAGAGCTAAAGCGGGCGGTCAGGTCCATGCTGGATATTGACAAGGTGACATTTTGAAAATCGGCCCGCTTAGAAAATTCGTGTCCCTGCAATCGGTTTCGCGAACGCAGGATGGCTTCGGCGAGGACGTCGATTCTTTTGCCCAGTACGATCAGGTATGGTGCTCGATCTCTCCTATGCGGGGTCAAGAGCAAATATCAGCGGACCAGCAGTCCGGTCGCGGGATATTTAGTATTAAGACCCGTTACAACTCATCGATCGTAGTGACCGACCGGGTGGTTTATGTAGATCCCGGGCGGGGGACAAGAACCTTTGAGATCAATTTTATTCGCGATATCGACGAGCGAAACCACTGGATGGAGCTTGTCTGTACCGAAGTTAAGGACAGCTAAATGGACGACTTTGCCGTCAATATCAAAGGGGCAGTTGAGTTTGAGCGGAAACTTGCGGCACTGCCAACTAAGGTTTCAAAAAAGATCGTCCGCCAGGCGGTAAGGACCGCAGGGAAAGTGACGGTCGAAAAGACCAAGCAAAACGCTCAAACGCTCGTCGGCGGTAAGATGGGCCAGCTCCTGGCAAAGAATACGCAGATCAGGGCCTTTCGGCGGCAAAAACGCGGTCAGTATGGAATGGCCGTCAGCATAAAAACCGGCGTCGATGACTTTATCCATATCGCTAAAAAGAGCAAGTACCCATCGGGCCGGACGTATATTCCGTTTGCCATCGAATACGGTCACGACAACGCAGCGGCGATACCGTTTATGAGAAACGCAGCCGATTCGACCCGCGAGAAGGTAAAGGCGACGTTTTCAGAGTTCATGTTCAGTGCGATCGAAGCGGAGTTTAGGAGATAACATCATGGCAAAAGATTCGACAGAGGCAAAACCAACCCTAAAGCTTATCCATTTGATGTGGATGATAATGGCCGCCGTAGCAACCGCGGGCGCTACATGGGGCATTACGATCAAGCAGCAGGAAGTTAATACCAAAAACATCGAGAAAAAGGTCGAAAAGGATATTTTTACGCAGCACATCGACCACCAAAAACAGCAGTTCGATAACATGAACAAGAACATAGAAAAAGGCTTCGGAGACATTAAAGAGCAGATCAAGGGACTCAAGGAATAGCCATCGATGCGGACCAGCGACAATACAGATCCGGGCAAGGTAAAGTCGCCGTTTGAACTTATAAAGCCCGGTAATAAGCCCGGCGACAATGGCAATTATCGCCTCACATTCAGCGGGGCAGACGTTTTAGAGCAGCTAAAGGTGTCAGGTACATGGACAACAGTAAGAACAATAAAAGGATCGTAATATTTTTGGCAAGCGTTTTCTTTGCCTTTTGCCAGTGCGCAATCGCCGCCGTCGGCGATCACGAGATCACCGGCGATCTTACCGTTTCAGGTGGCGATATCTTTACGCCTGCGGCTATGAACCTAAAGCCATCCGGCGATACCGATGACTATCTTTCTGTTTCGACGGTCAGCGGTGTTCCCCGGGTAACTATAGAAGGCGGTGTACTAGCAGATATAATAAGCAGCAGTCCGGGGATTGGCTTTTTATTTCAGTTTTTAGGGGACGATTTTCTTTCCGCGTTTGCGGTCGGGTGGAACGAAGTTGCCAACGTCGCAACTATAGACGCACTTAGAGGGACACTAAAGTTGGAGGCATCCGCCGGCGACGTGGACATAAACGCAACCGGCGAGATCAACCTTTCAGCCGATGCCGACATGCTGGACAACGCCATAAAAGCAATTGCGTATCTTGACTTCGATCTTGACGCAGCTCCGGCCACCGAACCGGAGGGCAGGGTATGGTGGAACGATACGGACATGACGGCAAATATCGCATCCGGGATCGGCCCGGTTAACCAGGTCGGTCAGGAAGTATGGCTGCTGGTCCACAACAATACGGGATCCCAGATAAACGACGGCCAGGTCGTTTTTATCAGCGGTGTTTCAGGCGGCAGGCCGTCGATCGTACTGGCAAAAGCCGACGTTCCAACAACGGCGGACAGGACCATCGGCTTTGCGACAATGGACATACCCAACGCAACGGAGGGGATAGTTACTACCTTCGGTCTTGTTCGCGACATCGACACCTCCAGCTGCTCGGCAGGGGATCAGCTGTATTTATCCGCCGCCACAGCCGGGGCGTTTACCAACGTCAAGCCAACATATCCCAATTATATAATCAAAGTTGGCAACTGTTGCGTATCAAGTGCGACGGTAGGAACGATAAACGTAAATATTATAGGCCGAATCGAAGATATATTAGAGAACTTCTTTAACG